GCGGGCGCCTCGCCGCCGGCGTCCGGGTCGGGCTGGCCCTCGGGCCAGGGGCGGACCAGGATCGGCTGCAGCACGCCCTGGGCGGCGACCGACTCGGCCAGCTCGCGGAGACGGGCCTCGTCGAAGTGCTTGCGCGGGTTGAGCGGGCTGGGGCGGATCTTCGCAAGGCTCAGGTACTGCAGGACGTCTCTGCTCACGGTGACACCTCGTCGTCAAGGATCGCGTCTCTGGGCACCGGGGCCTTCTTCTCCAGCGGCGGCCGCGGGTCCATCGGCGTGCCGCGCTGCCGGTTCAGGTACGGAAGCCAGTGCGCCGGCAGGGTGTGGATCGGCTTCCAGAGCGTCCCGGTCGGCAGCCGCCAGGCGTCGGCACCGGGCGGGGATCGTCGGGCGGACCAGGGGCGCTGTGCTCTTGCCCGAGGTCGAGACGAACTCGACGGCGCGCCGCGGCAGGGCGGTGAGCACCACGGGGCCCCTGGGTCCGGGCAGGCGGTACTCCAGCTGGTGCGGCAAATCGTCGGGCGGCTCGTCCACGGCTCAGCTCCAAATCTCGATGCGGAAGAGGGGTCGCAGGGTCCGCGCCCGGTGCGGCTCGCGGGCGACCAGGCCCAGGCGCTCCAGCGACCGCAGCTTCTGCTCGAGCGCGTTCGTCGAGCGGCCGCCGGTCAGGCGCAGTAAGTCTCGCTTCGAGACCGGGCCGCGGTCCGCCAGGGCGCAGAGGCAGAAGAAGACGCGCAGCCGGGCCTGGGTGAGCCGGGGCACAGGGACCAGGGCGGTAGGTGGGGGCATGGTCAGGCCTGCTTTCGCTTGTCGGGCTCGATCGGGAGCGTCTTGGGCGGCTCGGCCGGGGCGGCGTCGGCCGCCGGGTCGTAGCGCCACAGGTGGTACAAGGTCGGACGCACGTCGAAGGGCTCGGGCAGCTGGTAGTCGGGCGGCCGCTCGTGGAAGCGGACCAGGACGCGGGCGTTGGGGGCCCGGCTGGCGCGGTACAGCTCGACGAGCAGCCCCCGCCAGGCCGCCGGGTCGCCCCCGGTCTTGTCGTCGATCGCGTCCAGGGCCGCCTCGGTGAGCTCGAGGACGACCAGGGCGGGCGTGCCGGCGCTCGACCAGACGGCCGGGGCGTAGGCCTTCTCGCGCAGCGTCTCGGGCGCCGGGCAGTGCCGGCAGGTCGGCCCCAGGCAGGGGTAGGTCCTCCCCACCAGCTTGCCGTCGCCCAGGGGCTCGGCGACGTAGTGGGTGAGCACGCGCTGGGCCGGCCCCAGCAGCCGCGCCCCCAGCCGGCCGGCGGCGCGGACCCGCAGCAGCTTCGGCGAGGGCGGCCGCGCCCGCTGCTGCCCCGGCCGGTCGCTCCACTCGATGGGCACAAGATACCCCCCCCGGCAAGCGCAAAGCGCGCTTACGAGTAACGCCTTCCCGGACGTGTGGGCGTGGGATGAGCGTAAGCGAAGAGCGCATTGCGCTTGCCCGGACCAAAAGGTAATCGGCGCGTACCTTCCACGCGGCCGCCCGGGGGCGGCTTTTTTCACGACGCGGTGGACCTCCCTACACGTGGCCACGGGCGGGGAGGTCCGGAGAGTCAGGCTGCCGCGCTCAGGGAGTGGCCGTTACCCCCCCCCTCCGCGGCGGCGCGCTGGGCGCGCCGGATCTTGGCGAGGAGCGACCGCGGGCTAATGCCGTGGCGCTTGTAGAACGCGCGGGACAGCTCCTTGAAGAGCGCCCGGTAGTCTTTCTCGGGCTCGGCCGAGGGGTAGACGTCGTGGTCCGTGATCGGGCCGGCCAGGGCCACCAGCAGCTGAACGTGGGGGATCAGCTTGCCGTGGCCCCGGGGCACGACCAGAAGCGGCGGCGGCCCCAGAGGGCCTCGCCGCACTGGCGGCAGACGAGCAGCCGGGCCAGGCGGCCGGGCAGCTCGACGCCGGCCAGTGCCTGCACGGCGGCCGCGGCCGCCGAGGGTTTGCGTGCCATGCTAAGGGGGCCTCTCGGGGACGCAGGGGACGGGCGCCGGGCCCCAGGCGGTACGGTGCAGGACGAAGGGGGCCTCGGGGACGGCGCCCAGGGCCCGGGCCGCGTGCGAGCCGCCGAAGTCGGCGTACAGCTCGTGCAGCTCGGCCAGGGCCCGGTGGCGGGCCGCGCAGTCCCGGTGCCGGTCGGGCGTGTCCGGCAGCCAGGCCTGCGCCAGGGCGTCGTAGAAGAACTGGGGCGGGGCGGTCATGGCCGACTTCCTTGCAGGGCCGTTCCCCGGTACAATGGCGGGGTCCGGCCAGGACGCTTTTGCTCAGCCCGCCCGGGGTGACGACCCGGGCGGGTCTTTTACTGCGCGGCGCCGGCGGGCGCCTGGTAGGAGCGGCGGAAGGCGCGGTCGCGCTCGTGCTCGGGCAGGTCGTTGATCGAGTCGCCGCCCAGGGCGTCGCGCTGCCAGGAGAGCAGCTCGGCCGCCGTCCGGTGGCGGCGCAGCAGCTCGTCCACGCCGGGCTTCCAGCCGTGGGGCATCTGCGTCAGGTCGCGCAGTCCCAGGACGCGCAGCACGGCGTCGGCGTAGTCCTCGCCGCGCTCCAGCAGCCGGCGCTCCAGGGGGGCGGCGCCCTTCTCCCCCAGCGGCTCGTCGGGCAGCGGCTCGCGCAGCCTGGGGTCGCCCTGGGCGTCGAGCTTGGGACGGTCCGCCGGCGGCGGCGCGCCGGCGAGGAGCCACTCCTTGCGCGGCTGCTGCGCCAGGCGCAGGACCTCGTCGAAGCGGGCGGCGGGGATCAGGCCCGGCCGCTGGACGCCCAGGTGGTCGAGGAAGGCGCGCTGCGAGACGTGCAGGTTGGTGAGCCAGGCCTTGACCGCCAGCCACTGCTCGCGGGTCAGGGTCGGCGCGGAGGGCCGGTCCTTGTCGTCGGCCTTGCCGGGGACCGCCCAGGACGGCAGCTTCGGGGTCGCCGTCAGCTGCCGGGTCTGCGGGTCGTAATCGACCCACTGCTGGGGCAGCCGGTACAGGTAGCGGCCGACGCCGAAGTGGACGGCCGCGCGCTTCAGCGCGTCGGAGAACGCCGACTTCATGCGGTCGCCCTCGTCGGGCTGGTCGCTCTGGCTGCCGACGTCGGACTTCTCGACCCAGTCCTGGCCGATCTTGACGCGCAGCTTGCAGACGACGCTCTTGGTGGCGGGCAGCTCCGCGTAGGCGTCCTGCCAGCCGCCGACGCCGAAGACGGCGTCGAGCCGGTCCATCACCACCCGCGCGTCCACGTAGGCGACGCTGAGGGCGCGGTTGCCGCGCACCACCTGCGCCTTCCACTTCACTTCCGTCGCCTCGAAGGGCCGCGCGAGCTGGTCCTGCAGGCTGGTCTTGCTCTCGTCGCTGCTCATGGTGAACCTCGGTGCTGGTGCCAGAGCCCCGCCAGGCCTCGAACTACGCGCTGGCCCAGATTTTCCTCTGACGGATACTCCGGACTGTCTTCGGGTCAACGCCCAGCCTTCGCGCCCAGGCGCAGGTCGTTTCGTCGGAGGCCAAGATCTCTCGGACGATGGCGGGGGTGAGCTTGGCCCGGCCGTTCTTGCCGCCTGCCGCGGACCGACCCCTCTGCACGCGATCGGCCACGTTATCGGCGTGGGTGCCCGGCACGAGGTGCTCCGGGTTAATGCAGGCAGGGTTATCGCAGGTGTGCCTCAGGATCAGACCCTGGGGAACCGGACCGAACCGCCGCTCATAGGCCAGGTGGGAGACGGGCATTTTAACTCCGCCGATCTTGATCCGAGGGTACCCGTCGTAGTCCTTCCAGTGCGAAGTGCATACGTGGCATCCCCTCTCGTCCGTGAAGAAAACGATCGGCTTGCGCTGAAATTGGTTTCCCATGTTCGATCCCCGGATCGCAGATAATGGGCGAATAAAAGCCCCCGGCGGGGGGAGCCGAGGAAGAAGGCATGGTCCGTTCCACCCCGCCGGGGAGCGGCCAACCGACTAGCCCGTGTCCATGCCCACCTCCTTCCTAACCCGGTTGCTCGCCATGCTGGGACCTTGGTTCGTCGCGCCGCCTCGCAGCTGGGTTTCAGCGTACCGCGTCTCCATTGCCAGGCAACGGGGTAACGCCATGTGCTGCCAGTTGGACAGTAACCCCGTCGGCGACCAGGCGGCGCAAGTCAGCTGCGCCAGCTGCGCTGCGGCTGAATTGCCCGAAACGCCAAGAGGCAAATGCTGCCAATTTCACAGCGCTATTTGCCACCGTCGTCCTCCGAATTGTCGCCCCCCTCCGGGGTGAAGCGCCAGTCGTTCTTGGCGCGCCAGAGCATGTAGGCGAGGTCCTCGTCGTCCCAGAGCCGCTCCTTCTCCCCGGGCCGGACGTAGCCCTCGGGGTAGGCGCCGCGCTTGACGTTGCGGCGGAAGGTCCGCTCGTCCATGTCGAGCTTGGTCAGCAGCGTCTTCTGGTTGTACCACACGTGGGTCTCAGAACGTGATGTCGTCGGGGCTGGGCGGCGCGTCGATGCCCACGATCGCCCGCCAGCACGCCAGCCAGCCGTGGTGGGCGAGCAGGTCCCCCGGGCACGGCAGGGCGGCCTTGCCCTCCTCCTCCCACCAGCGGCGGAAGCTCGGCACCTCGGGCGGCCGGCCGTCCACGCTGCAACCGTGCTGGCCGGCCCAGCGGCTGGCCAGCCACTCGGCCGTCTCGCGCGAGGGCAGGCCGCCCCAGGCCGCGAAGGGCGGGTCGTCGTCGAGCTTGCTGGTGCGGTGCAGCTCGGCCGTCCAGCCGGCCTGCGTGACGGCCACCTTGAGCCACAGCTCGCGCGGGACGGGGCTGCTCATAGCTCGGGCACTCCCTTCGTGAAGTCCAAGAGCGGGTGCAGGCCGGCGGCGCGGGCCAGCAGCTGCAGGACGCGCTCGCACTCCTCGGCGGCGCCCGTGTGCAGCATCACCCGCCCGTGGCCGGCCACCCAGGCCAGCACGGAGCGGGGCGGGTCGGTGTCCTTGCAGCGGGCGGGGTTGGGCCCGTGCTGGACGGTGCCGCACTGGGCCAGGTTGACCAGCTCGCCGTGTTGGGTCCTCAGCCACATGCCTTCTCTCCTCTGCGGCGGCGCAGGTTGTAGGCGGCGACCGTCCCGGGCCGGGCCGTGGCCTTGATGCGCCGGGTCAGCCAGTCGAGCATCCAGGGCGCCTCCTCCAGCATCCGCAGCACGGCGGTCTTGCCGCCGCGGCTGCGCTCCTCGGTCGTCAGCGGGTGCCGCCGGGGGTCGGGGCCCCTGGAGAAGGGCCGGCCGACAACCTTCTTGGGCTTGCGTGGCATCCTCCGTCTCCTTGCCAGTTTACTCCGATCTTCCAGCCCTTCCACCGTTGCCGTTTGCGGGAGGGGCGGGCCGCGCCCAGGTTCCAAAGTGCGGCTTTTCGGCCTGCCGAGCCTAGCCCCTCCCGAGGGCCCCGGCCGGTCGCGACGTCGGCTTGCGCTGCGGGGCTTGGCCGAAGTTTAGCGCCGTCGGCAGGGGCGGGGCAGTTTGGATCGGTGCCCAGCGTTGCGTGGGTTTAGGGCCGCTAGCTCGGCCGTGGGGAGTTGCCTCCCGACGTATAATGGTATCCGTGAGAACTACAAACGTCAACAACATACTACAAGAAATGTCAAATTAATTACAACGAATAATAGTTTGTAGATGCAAGCCATTGCGTCGAAACAATTTATGTGTTGCTGTGTGTAGCAGTTTGTGTTAACTTGCTCGCATGGCGAAGAAAAAAGGAAGGCCCCGCGTGCCTGAAGCTGAAGCCAAAACCAAGACCGGGGAGCCGTGCAACTTCCTGATCTCCCGCGAGCTTGCGCTGGCGATTAGGGCGTTCCAGGCGTCGCAGCGACCAAAGCCCACGAAAACCAGCCTCTTCATCACGGCGATGGAGATGTTCCTTGAGGACAAGGGCTACTGGCCTCCCGAAAAGGAATCCTAACACAGCTGCCATTTTCCACTTGCATCGCTTCCCCTAGCGCGTCACCATAGCCCTCATCCTCGGGACGCCGTCTGCCCGGCCAGGCTGCCGGCAAGCGGGCCCCGCGGTCGGCGCTGCACTCACTGGCGGCCCGGCGCGGGGCCCGGCCCGACCAGTGAGGGACGCGCCATGCCGATCGCCGTGAAGTGCCCGTCGTGCGGGCAGACGCTGTACGCCCCCGAGTCCGCCGCCGGCAAGGTGGCCAAGTGCCCGGCCTGCCAGGGGAGGATGATCGTCCCGCCCATGGCGCCGCCCGCGAGTCCGCCCCTGCCCCCGATGGCCACGATCGCCGGCCCGCCGCAGACCAAGGCCCAGGCGCCGCCCGTGCCCGAGGTCGCGCCCCTGCCGCTGCCGGCGCCGCTCGAGGAGGACTACCCCGTCCCGGCCCGCCGGCGCCGGCGTGAGGAAGAGGACTTCGACGACGAGCCGCGCCGCCGCAAGCGCCGCCGGCGGGACGACGACTACGAGGATGACGACGACTACGACGACCGGCCGCGCAAGCGGCGGCGGGATTCGGGCACCACCGTCAACGTCACCAACGTCATCAACAACGGCTCGGGCTACCGCTTCCCGCACGGCATCCATCTGATCCTGACCCTGCTCACCTGCGGCATGTGGCTGCCGATCTGGATCTTGCACTACGTCTGCCACTGCCTCATGGGCTGAGCTTTGCCCAACCGACAGGGTCATTATCCCGCGCCCCGTGCGGCACCCGCGATAGCTCACGTGCGGCGCCCGTGCGGCGCCGCACGGTAGCCCTGCCCCTCGGCGTGCTCGACCAGGCCGAGGCCCACCAGGCGCACCAGCCGCTTGCGGACGTAACTGTGGTTGCGGCCGAGCCTCCGGGCGAGGGCCAGGCCCTTGAGGGGCCCGCGCCGCAGCGCCTGCAGGATCTGCTCGTCGAGGCGGGACAGCCGGGGCGTGGCACATTGCGGCGCCTCGGGTGGCACACCGGATGGCACACCCGGCGCCGCACCGCCCGGCCGGCCCAGGGCCTCGACGGCGCGCAGCAGCTCGGCGGCCGATTCGGGCGGCAGGGTGAGCCGCTGGTGCTCGCAGAGGATGACGACGACCTTGACGCCGGCGGCGTCGGAGTAGGCGACGTCAACCACCGGGCGATCGGGGCGGATGTTGCGGCGCACCATCTTCTGCAGCGTGTGGTGCGCGGCCTCGATCGCCAGCTGGCGGGCGGGGTCCCGTTCCGGTTCCGGCATGGCGGCGACAGAAAACCCCCGGCCGGGCTGGGAGGCGGCGCGGGGGCGTGGAGAGTGCGTCGGCGATTATACCCGGGCGGGCCGGGGCAGCGGTAGGTCCGTAGGGGAGAGTGCCAGGTGATGACAGGTGCGGGCGCCCGCACCCGGTGCTACAATGGCGGCATGAACCAGTCCCCGCTCCCGGCCGTCTGCGCCTTCGCCGCCTCGACGCTTTTCTTCGTCGGCGTCTGCGCCTCCGTCCGGCTCTCCGAGGCGGAGCGGTCCCTGGCCCGGCAGTCGGATCGCCTCGACGAGCTGGAGAAGAAGTACCGGGAGCTTGACCGGCAGTTCTTCCAGCACCAGCTCGACCATATCCCCCGGCTCAGGTAATGCCGGTCCTCTCCCGACATTGTGCCCGTCGTCCGCCGCTCTAAAATGGAGCGGGCCGGCGACTCGTGACCGCCGGCCCGCCCAACACAACCACTCTCGGTCGGGAGAATGGTCATGCCTAAGACCCAGTCTAAGCGGCACCGCCGCAGCCGTCCACGCAAGCCGCCGTGCCCGCCCAGGCCGAAGGCTCTCCTGACCTGCCCCTCGTGCAAACAGCTGTTCTACCTGCCCGCCTCCCAGCTCGGCCGCGCCCAGGTCATCCACTGCAGCGCGGCGTGCCGCTTCCGCCACGCCGCCCGCCCGCTGGCCGAGCGGTTCTGGGAGAAGGTCCGCAAGACGGAGGGCTGCTGGCTCTGGACGGGCTCCCGCGACGAAAAGGGCTACGGCCGCATCTCCATCCCCAAGGCCTCGCCCCGCAAAGCCAGCCGCGTCTCCTGGGAGCTGGCCAACGGCAAGATCCCCCGGGGCAAGTGCGTCCTGCACCGCTGCGACAACCCGGCCTGCGTCAACCCCGCTCACCTGTTCCTCGGAACCAAGGCCGACAACAACGCCGACATGCGAGCCAAGGGCCGGCACGCCAAAGGCGAGAAGGTCTCCGGCGCCAAGCTCACCGAGATACAGGTCCGGGAGATCCGGCAGCGGTATGCCGCCGGCGGCGTTTCCCAGCAGCGTCTGGCCGACGAATACGGGGTCAACAACTCCCTCATCTGCACCATCATCAGCCGGCGGAGATGGGCTCACGTCCCCTGACGGGACCGCTTCCGCCGCTCCGCGTGCCAGCGCCTGCGCCGGGCGTGCCGCGAAAAGGAGGTCTTCGAGAAGGCCTCCTTTGCCGTGATTTGCTTCCAGCTCCCGAGGGTTGTGGAATAAGAAATATAGCCCCCCGGCGTCAGGGTCAGGGGCGCGTGCAGCTTGCCCAGGAAGTCGTAGCGCGTCCCGGCCGCGGTGAACCACGCCGGCAGCACGAAGTTGCTGACCGGCACGCCGTCGATCGAGTAGACGTCGTCCTCGACGGGGTCGGCGTCCTCCAGGGCGACGACGGCGACCTTGCCGGTGTCCTTGCCGAAGGCGCCCGGCAGCTTGGCCGGCACGCAGAGCGAGCACCACGGGTCGAGCAGCTGCTCGAGCAGCTCGTGACTGACCGTGGGCTGCCAGGGCAGGCCGTCGTTGACGGTGTCCAGCACGAAGGCGAACCCCTCGGGCACGCCCGAGGGCAGGTCGGTGTGGTAGCCCAGGGCGCCGGCCTGGTCGCTGTGGTCGAGCAGGCGGATGACTTCCTGGCCCTTGGGGTCGTACGGCACGGCCGGGTCGGCGGCGATCGCCGAGAGCTTCGCGTAGACGCCCCAGGCCGGGCTGAAGTGCTTGTCGCACTGGTCCTGCAGGGCGCGCACCAGGGCGGCGAGGTCCTGGGGGCTGACCTTGGTACTCTGGCTGACGATCGTGATCGGACGCATTCCGGATCCTCGCGGGGTCAGGGGTGAGGGGTCGGGGGTGAGGGCTCAGTAGCAGCGGCCCGGCCGGGCCTGGGGCGCCGGCGGCCCGAAGCGGGGCGTGGTGCGACCGGCCCAGTTGGCGCCGACGGCCGCGCCCGCGCTCTCCAGGTGCAGGGCGACCAGCTCGGGGAGCAGCACCCTCTGGCGGCGGTCCCACTGCAGGGCGAACTGCATGTCCGTCCGCGCGGCGTCACTGTGCCCGTACGCGGGGTAGCGCCGGTGCCTGATGCCGTGGCGCATCGCCCCGTCCCGGTGGTAGAGCTGGAAGAAGCCGCAGGGCGCGTAGCCGGCGTGCAGGTCGGCCCAGCGGGCGCCGACGTCGTACGTGCCCGGGAAGCAGACGTTGAAGTGGTGGCTGCGGCTGTAGGCGTGCAGGAACCCCGAGGCCTTCAGCCGGGCCCAGCGCTCCCAGCCGCGGACCATCACCCGGTCGCACCCGTAGAGGCACTGCGGGTCGAGGTCGGCCGCGGCGAGCGTGGTGCGCGTGTGCGGGGGCAGCACGACGTCGCCGTCGACGTGCAGGACCCAGTCGCGGTGGCTGAGCTGCTGCAGGCCCCGGTCCACGGCGCGGGCCTTGTCGAAGTCCGTGCCGCCGCGGTAGAAGTCGTCGGTGACGAGCGTCTCCAGGTTGTGCCGGTGGCAGAGGTCGCGCGTCTCCTCGTCCTGGGGCGCGGTGACGATGAGCCAGCGGTCAAACAAGGGCCGGTTGAACTGCAGGGCCTCGGCGAGGAAGTCCGAATAGCCCACACACACCGACACGGCTTCGAGGTACATGGCGGCCCGGGGGTGAGGGTCAGGGGTAAGGGCGTGCGCCGCGCGCACTACTTCTTGGCCAGGGGGCGCAGCAGCTCCTCGATCCGCTCGAAGCCCGCGCCGACGTGGACCTCGAGCTTGTCCAGCCGGCCCGTCAGCGTGCGCTCCAGGTGGCGGCGCTGCTCGTGCTCGGCCTGCAACCCCGCCTTCAGCTCGCCGACGTTGCCGCTGGTCGAGAAGAGCTGGCCGAGGACGAACATCAGCACGGTGCCCGCGCCGATGCCGGCGCCGGCGGCGCCGGCGACCTTGCCCGCCAGGCCCGGGCCCTTCTCCTCGGGGGCCGGCGGCGCCTGCCGGCCGTTGCTGCTGCTCGTGGTGCTCATGGTCGTCATCTCGGCTCGCTTCCTGGGCGGGCGGGGTAAGGGGCCGTTGGGACAACTTCAGGGACCTCCCTGAAGTTGTCCCAACGGCCCGGGCTCTCTACTTCGCGGGGGCCGGCGTGACGGTGCTCGGCGCCGAGCCCGGGTCGGGGATCGGGCCGGCCGCCGGCGGCGGCGCCTGCTGGCCCTGGGTGAGCTGGGTCAGCAGCTTGGGCACGAGCGTCAGGACGGCCGCCAGGAACGGGTTGCCCGCGGCCAGGGGCGCCAGGGCGGAGACGATCGTCGGCACGGCGGCCTGCACCGCCGAGGGCACGAGCGAGCCGCTGGAGATCTTCGGGCTCGGCCAGCTCGTCTCGTCCTCCAGCGCCCCCTTGACGGCGGCGTAGAAGATGCGGAACTCCTCGAAGTCCTCGAGGTTGAGCTTGCGCAGGCTGGGGTCCTGGATGGTCTCGTCGATCACCTGCAGCTTGCTGCCCTGCCCGCCGATGGCGGCCTGGGTCAGCGTCGCGGCGATGTTCATGACGAGCAGCTTTTCGAGGGACATGGTCTCTCCTTGGGTGAAGGTCATAGGAGCCCGCCGCCCCTCTCCCCTGGCGGGAGAGGGGCGGCGGGGCGCGTGGTCAGTTGCCGCGGTAGAGGGCGTACGCCCGGTTCGTATAAGCCTGGGGCGCCGAGGGCGGCGGTCCGATCGTCGCCGGCGGCAGCGGCCGCTGCGGCGCGGGCGCTGTCGGCGCCGGCGCCGGCGCCGGCGGGGCGATCGGGAGCTGCGGCGGCAGCCCGGGGCCGGCCTGGGGCGCGGGCGCCGGGGCCTGGGCGATCGGGAGTTGCTGCAGGGGCTGGCCCTGGATCGGGACCAGCAGGTGCGGGTTGCCCTGGATCGGCAGGAGCATCTGCGGCTGCCCGGCGATCGGCAGCTGCTGCTGGGGCTGGCCCGGCACCGGGAGCTGCTGCAGCGGCGAGCCGCTGATGGGCAGCTGCTGCAGGGGCGCCGGCGCCGCCGGCGGCGTCTGCTGCGGCGGGGCCTGGAAGATCTGGATGGGCGGCGCGGGGGCCGGGGCCGGCGCGGGCTGGCTCTGCTGGCGCTGGAGCTGCTGCTGCAGGTCCCGGTTCTGCTGCTTCAGCTCGGCGAGCTTCTGTTCCAGCGATCGACGCCACGGCAGCAGCGCCGCGGCGTCGATCCGGATGCTCCCCTCCAGGATGAGCGTCTCGGGCTGCGCCGCCTTGGCGCCGGGGCAGCCGCCCGGGCAGGCCGGGCAGGGGCAGGCCGGGCCGCAGGCGCAGCCGCCCGAGCGTTCCAGGGTGACGATCGGCGGGCGGGAAGGCTGGGCCTGCAGCGTCCCGCCGGCCAGGGCCAGGGCCAGGGGCGCCAGCAGCCAGCACGGCGCCGCGCCCGGGCGCTTCAGGTTCCACTGGTGGCGGAAGAACTCGGCCAGGGCCCGGCCGTTGACCAGGAACAGGAAGGCCGCGGTGATGCAGGCGCAGACGTTGGCGCTGACGCTGTCGGCCGCCACGGCCGGGACCAGGCCCGTCAGGGCGAAGAGCGTCACGAGCTGCTTGGCGACCATCTGCAGGTGCTCGGGCGTCCAGAAGCCGGAAGGGGGTGCGGGCGTCTGCACCGGGTTGCTGTCCATCGTTGCCTCCTCGTCGCCGGCGCACGGCCGGCGTCCACTCAGGGCCGTCACGTCCCGCCCGGGCAGCTCTGCCCGGGGGACTGGAAGAACTGCGGCGCCGGCCCCTGGGCGCCGGGGTAGAGCACGACGGCCCAGCCGTCCCACTGGGCCAGGAACTGCGCGGCGGGCCAGTCCTGGACCTCCAGGGCCCGCGGGCCCTCGTTGTCGATGACCCTCACGGTCTGCCCGTCGCTGCCCAGGCAGGTGACCGCGTGCTTGCCGCCCAGGCCGACCAGGCAGCCGAGCCGCCGGCCCTCGCCGGTCAGGATGCCGGTGTCGCGCTGCCCGGGCTGCTGCTGGCGGTAGCGCACGCCCCGGGCGCCGAGGACCTGGGCCACCTGGCCCGGGCTCGACAGGCCGTGGTACTGCCGCGTCAGGTCATAGAGCGCCTGGATCCGGTGGTGCCTGGCGAGCGTCTCCAGGGAAGACCAGCCGCACTGACTGCCCGTTCGATTGGGCACGCGGTTGGCGCGGTCGATTTCGAGCCAGCCGGTCGGCCCGGGGTACTGCGGCGGCGCCTGCGCCAGGGCCGGCCGGCCGAACTGCGGGCAGCGCTGCCAGTGCGGGGCCATGAACTCGTGGACGCTCTCCAGGCTGGCGTGCAGCCCCTTGTCCGGCCGGCCCGCCGGCGACGTGTAGGCCTGCACGACGCCGATCAGGTACCGCCCGTCCACGTCGATCAGGCCGCCGCCCGAGCGCCCGTGCCAGGGCGGCTCGTGCGTCCACTGGGTCAGGCGGTCGCTCTTGAAGACCGTCGCGGCCCGGCAGGTGACCGGCCACTTCATCTCGTCGTAACCGACGGTGACGCAGCGGCCCGGGCGGTGGCCGCGCGGGGCGACCGGCACGTAATAGAACGGGCCGTTATCGACCTCCATCAGCGACAGGTCCCGCTTCGCGTCGTAGGCGATGACGCGGGCCTGGGCGAGGACCTGCCGCGCGTACGGCTGCGCGGGGCCGTCGAACTTGAACGGCTTGTGGACCAGGGCCGGGTCGATCTGCTCGCCCCTGGCGAAGAACTGGTGGCAGCAGCCCAAGAGCCAGGAGCGGCCCGGCTCGGTGGCGATGACGGTGGCCGAGGCCCCGTGGGAGCGAATCCTTACGGCGGCGTACTGCGGGTCCGCGGCGGGCTCCATCGCGCGGGCGGCCGTGGCCAGCAGCAGCAGCGGCAGCAGCGTCAGGAAGCGGCGCACGGGTCACCTCCCAGGGCGGACAGGGCGGCGCGCGCCCGGCGGCGGGCGGCGTGCAGCCGGCTCTGCACCGTGCCGCGCGGCACGCCCAGGAGCCGGGCCGTCTCGCCGACCGAGCGGCCGGCCAGGTAGTAGCTGCCCAGGACCTCGCGGTCCGTGGGGCGCAGGCCGGCGACGGCCCGCCGGACGATCTGTCGCAGCTCGGCGCGCAGCAGCGCCTCCAGGGGGCAGGCGCCCGGCGCCGCGGGCTCGGCGGCCGGCGGCGGCCCCGGCCGCGGGGCCGGGCGGGCCAGCGCGGTCTGCACGGCGACGCGCCACAGCCAGGAGGGGAAGCTCGCCGGGTCGCGCAGGCCGCCGACGAAGCGCAGGGCGCGCAGCAGCGCCTCCTGGGCCAGGTCCTCGGCGTCCTCGCGCGAGCGGGCGTGGCGGCGCACGGCCGCCAGGACCATGCCGCGGTACTTCTCGGCGAGCAGGCCGAAGGCGGCCAGGTCGCCGGCGCGGGCGCGGGCGGCGAGCCCGACGACGGCGGCGGTGACTTCAGGGCGCGTCACAGTTGGGCTCCACGAGGATCGGCTGCCGCACCCCGTCCACCTCGACGGGCCCCGGGAGCGTGGCCCGGAACTGCCAGGTCCACTCCCCGTCGAACGGGTAGGCGAAGGTCGCCTTGACGGTGCCGGCCGCGGCGGACACGATCGCGGCGGCGACCTGGTGGGAGACCTTGGAGGGCACCGGCTCGCGGGCGAGCAGGACGACCGTCGCGCCCGTCAGGGGGATCGGGTCGCCCTCGTCGTCGAGGAACGTGTAGTCGTGCTCGATCGGCGTGTTGACCTGGTTGTGCACCGTCTGGTCCGGCATACGCTACCCCCTCCCCTGCCCGGTCACCCGGAGCGCGGTCCGGCCGGCGGCGGCGACCTTGAGCGCGGTCTGCCCGGCGGCCTGCGCCTTGATCGCGGTCCGGCCCGCGGCCCGTACGTGCAGCACGGCCGACGGCACGGCGACCGCCGAGCCCCCCATGCGCAGGCCGAGGGCGTAGTAGAGATGCATCGCCTGCCTCAGCCGCACTGGGTCAAAAGCTCGGCCAGCGCGGCGCTCGCGTCGCCGGTCTGGATCACCGTCTGCAGCAGCGTGTAGAGCGTCGCGCCCTGGCCGGCCTGCAGGCCGAACTGGGTCTCGATCAGCGCGTAGCTGGGCGGGCTGGCGGCGGAGTCCACCATCGTGCCCATCACGGCGTAGAGCGCCTGCAGCTGCCCCCAGGCGCTGCCGGCCTGGTCCACGGCCGAGCGGAGCCTGGCGCCCAGGCGCTGGCCGGTGCTAATCGGGATGTACGTCGTCGCCATGTCAGGCTCCTACCCCCAGGGAACTCAGCAGGTGCGGCGCGGGGGAGCCGCCGCCGGCCGAAAAGATCGAGTAGGGGTCCGCGTGCAGGTTGCTCGCGTCCGTGCTACTCGCCGCGTAGCCCGCCATCAGGTAGCCGTAGGTCAGGCTGCCGAGGATGGAGAAGCTGTCCGACCCGTCGAAGCCGGCCCCCAGGCTGGCGAACTTGACCGCCGCGTCATTCGAGGCAACGGTCAGGGGCGAGCCAGTGACCTCCGCGCCGTCCACGTACAGGTGCAGCCGGGCGTTGGGCTGGTCGTAGACCAGGAGGTAATCGTGGTCGTTGAGGAAGTCGGTGGCGTACGAGTCGAACTTGTAGGAGCCGCCGGCCTTGCTGTCGAACTCCAGCCGGACGCCCTTGACGAAGTCGATGTTGCTCCCCGACGCCTCGCCGCCGGCGAAGACGTTGAACGTGTTGGCCCCGGTGATCTTGCCCCGCCAGGCGAAGGACCAGCTCGACGTGCCGGCCAGGTCGGGCGGGCCGGTGACGGCGCAGGCGTGGCCCCCGGCGGCGCCGCCGTAGGTGACGATGGCGTTGCCCGCGCCGTCGGTGGACCAGGAGCAGGTGCCGTCCAGGGTCAGGCCGTGGCCGTTGCCGCTGGAGTCGGCCGACGTGGTCCCCGAGCCCTCCAGCATGGCCCAGACCGCGGACCCGGCCGCCGTCAGGTGGCTGTAGAGGCTGTTGCCCGCGTCCAGGGATGCGCCCGAAGCCGGCTTGCCCACGTGAGACCCCTACTTGTAGAGCAGGACGCCGTGCAGGTCGTCGGCCGCGCAGGCGCCGGTGTCGGTGTCCGAGGGCGAGGTCGCCCCCTTGGTGATCGTGTAGCCGATGCCCGTCCCGAACGGGACGCCCATGTCGAACTCGACGACGCAGCCGCCGTTGGCCGGGACGGGCACCGTGAAGAGCGGCGTGCCGCTGCCGGCGGTCGGGGTGCCCGCGGTGTTGTAAAGGTGCAGCGAGATGACCGAGGACGTGTTGTTGAACAGGTACCAGCCGTAGACCTGGCCGGCCGAGGCCTTGACGCTGGTGGCGTTGGTGCCCGAGGCGGACTTGATCCGGGCGGTCGTGGGACCGCCCGACGTCGCCGGGACCGGGGTCACGCCGTTGGTCGTGCCCGGCGTCGTCTGGTCGATGCCGAATTTGCCGGCGAGGGCGCTGCCGGCCGCGAGCTGCACCTGGCCCGTGCTGTCGTTGCTCAGGGTGAAGCGCTGCGTGCCGGCGGTCGTCGCGCCGTTGCCGGTGGCCACGGCGGTCCCGCCGACCTGGGCGACGTTGTCCTGCAGCTTGCCGCCCGAGACCGCGCCGGCGAGCGTGGCCAGGTTGCCGCCCGACTCCAGGGCCAGGGCGCTCGTGTTGAGGTTGGTCCCGGCGCTCGCGGTGACCGCGATCGGGGTCCCGTTGGCGCCCGTGTTGGCCAGGGAGACCTGGACGGGGTGCGCCGCCGTGCCGAGGACGTTGGCGCCGTCGTACTGCTGGAACTTGGCCGTGCCGCCCGTGAGCGTGGCGTCGAGGGCCAGGCCGCCCGTCGTGCCGACGTTGGCGGTGACGGCCGAGGGCGGGGTCAGCGCCGCCAGCTGGGCCGCGGTGAGCACCACGGGGACCGAGCCGGCGGCGAGCTGCTGGCCCAGGGCGAGGGCCGCGCCGCCGACCTGGTTGACGTTGACCGGGACCTGCGTCCCGCCGGCGTACCCCTCGACGATCACGGAGCGGCCGCCGGCGCCCAGGGGCAGGTACCGGTACTGGGCCGTGCCGTCGTTCGTCTTGCCCAGGACGGAGACGCCCTTGGTCGGGGCCGCGCCGCCGTCGGCCGTGACCGAGCCGTCGAGGTTGCTCTCGGTCACCGTGACGGCCGGCTGGTTCGAGGCCAGCACGACGCGCTGCGTGCCGGCGTCGGCGTTGCCGGTGTTGACCGAGGTCGCCGTGCCCGCGACCTGGGCGGCGTTCGCCTGCAGCGTGACCGAGTCCTCCTGGATCGCCACCTTGAGGTTGCCCGCCCCCGTCAGAGCGGCCGGCAGCTGCCCCATGAGCGTGGTCAGGCGCGAGAGCAGTCGCTTGGTGAGGGCGACGAGCGAGAACGCCCCCGTGTCCGTCGTCGCCGCGGGGTCGGCCTGGGCGCCGAGCGTCTCGTCGGCGCCGTCGGCGATGCTCGCGGGCTGGGTGGGCGGCAGGTTGGCGACCGTGACCAGCCAGGTGCCCCCCTGGCTGGCCGTCACCTTGAGGTTCGCCGCGGCCGCCTGGACCACGGTCACGGTACCCGGGACGCTCACCGGGAGGGTACTCTGGTCGCTGGCGAGGGCGACGGGGATGCTGTTGGCCATGGTCGCCTGGCCCGGCGCCATGAGCTTTTCCGAGCCCGTGCCGATGCCGAGGTCCAGGCCGACGACCGGCGTCTTGACGCCGGCGCGGTCCACGTCGCGGAGGGTGTCGCCGCCGCCGCCGGGCAGCATGGTGGTGTTGTCGGCCACGGGCTACTCCCGGTATTCGAGGAACAGGTGCCAGTAGAGCAGCGCCGCCAGGAGCAGGTAGCCGCCGCAGACCGGCAGCGGGTAGGCCCGGGCCCAGCCGCGCACGGTGGCCGAGATCGTCGGCGCGCCGGTCAGGCCGAGCCAGCACGAGACGTCGTAGGCGCCGACGATCAGCAGCACGGCCAGCATGAAGGCTTTCGTCACGTCCGGGGCCCTCCGTCAGGCGGCGAGGATCTTGGCGGCCTTGAGCGCGGCGACCACGTCGCCGATCGTGTAGGCCGAGCTGCCCGTGTTGCCGGTAAAGGTGTCGTCCACGAGGACGGCGGTCCCGGAGCCGGACGTCTGCCCGGCCGTCACGCCGGCCGGGCCGTAGGGCGAGACGACGGTGACGTTCGCGCCGCCGGAGGCCTGCACCAGCACGCCCGGGCCGGTCGCGTGCAGGTCGGCCCCGGTGCCTCCGTAGGCCAGGCCGACCGCCGTGGCCTGCCAGGTGCCCGTGGTCACCGTGCCGACGGTGACGATGCTCGTGCCGCCGGCGCCGGCGACGTAGTCGGTGCCGACGACCGCCGCGGAGACCGCCGTGCCGTTGCCCTTCAGGAGGCCGGTGACCGTGGTGCTCAGGGTGATCGCCGGCGTGCTCGTGGCCCCGGCCACCGTGCCGGCGAAGCCGTTGGCGGGGACGACCGAGACCGTGGTCACCGAGCCGGCGCCGCCGATCGCGTCCCAGCCGGTGCCGCCGGCGTTCCTCCTCTTGAGCTGGTGCGGCGTGGCGCTGGTGTCCTCCCAGGCGTCGCCCGGGGAGGCCTCGCCGCCCGGGTCGGTGCTCTGGCGGAACTTGACGAAGTCGTGCAGGTCGGCCCCGGCCATGCTCGCGTGCGTGACGTCCACCTCAGCCCCCCTTCAGCCAGCTCAGCCGGCGCAGCCACTTCTCCAGGGCCGCGCACGCCTTGTTCATCGCGGCCTGCCGCTCCGGGCAGCCGCACGGCTTGCCGGTCCACTTCTCCCACAGCCTCGCTAGGCGGTCCGCGCCGACGTACCGCGCGACCGCCGCGAAGAGGTCGCCACACGGCACGGCGGGCTTCGCCGGCGCGCCCGGCGGCGGCGGCATCGAGCCCTCCAGGGCCGCCCGCGTCTCGGGCTTGTTGTGCCACAGCCAGCAGCGCGAGCACTGGCCGGTCCCCGGCTGCCAGGGGCGGTCGATGCCTTGGTCGCACGTACAGGGGCGGGCCATCGGCTCACTCGTAGATGTTCAGGGTGAAGGGGACCAGGACCCCCGAGCACGTGCTGCTGCCCGGCGCCAGCGGCACCGGGGTGCCGCAGTAGGTCGCCGCGTAGTCGAACGCCGTGCCGTTCCAGGTCGCCGTGCAGTAGCCCGGCACGAAGAGGTAGCTCTTCCAGACGGCCGCGAACGGCACGCAGGAGATGACCTGGTAGCTCGACGCCGGCAGGCCGAAGGCGTTCGACGAGTCGAGGTCATTGACGGACACGGTGTCCCAGATCCCCGCGCCGTCGCAGCGGCCCAGGAAGCAGCCGAGGTTGCTGCTGTTCTGCCACTGCGCCAGGCAGTCGTCGGCGTAGCTCACCATGCCGCCCAGGCCGGCGCCCGGCGCGTTGGTCGTGCCGCCGCAGCTGCCGAGGTTGGCGAGCTGGCTGCCGCCGCCGGGCCCGCCGCCGGGCCAGATCTGCCCGTGCAGCACCGGGCAGCCCGGGCAGAAGGGGCCCTGCGCCTGGCCCGCGCAGCAGGGGCACAGGAGCTGGAAGTTCAGCACCCGCGGCGGCGGCGTGGCCGGGTTCTGCCAGGCCTGGTAGCAGGCCTTGTGGCGGCCCGCGAGGGCGGCGAAGGTGGGGTCGCCCGACGGGGGGCAGCACGGCACGGGGTCGCACGCCGGGTTGCACTCCGGGCAGCGGCAACAGGGACAGGGGATGGTGGCCTGGAACATCAGCTCACGTCGGTGATAAGGCCGTCGCGCACGGTCACGGTCTTGCCCAGGTAGGTGAGTGAGCCGTCGCCGTTGCAAACGACGCTGTAGACCGCCAGGAACGTGCCGGTCCAGCCGGCCGAGGCGAAGGGGCCCACCATGTACACCGTCCCCCCCTGCGTGCCGACGACCGGGTTGCCCGAGCCGTCCACCACGCGGTTGCCGGCGCCGTCCGTCAGGTACGCCGTCGGGTAGTAGTCCCACAATTTGGCCGGGTAGTGCAGGGCCGGGTCCAGCGTCCAGCCGTCGGCGACCGCCACCCAGATGGCGTCCCGGTCGGTCCAGGTCTGGGTGGCCGCGTCCCAGGTCAGCCACACCCCCGGGTAGAAGCCGGCGGAGTTCTTCGCGCCGCCCGTGACCCGCACGAACTGGATCACGGGCTGGTTGGCGAAGGCCTCCGGGTTGCCCGGGCCCATCTCGGCGCGCGGCCGGCCCTCGACGTAGGCGACGGCCCGGGCCACGCGCGCCAGGTCCTGCGGTCCGAACATGGGAGGCCCTTCCGGGGGTGCGGGCGCCTGTACCGGCCGTGGTTACTGGCCCTTCTCCATGACCTGCACGACGCCGAAGAGCCCCTTGGCCAGGGCGCCCGAGCCCGCGTTGGGGCTGGTGACGACGACCTCCAGGACGTCGCCGGCGGACAGGGTCACCGTGCCCGAGAGCGTGCCGCTCTTGAGGGCGTAGGCCGCGGTGCCGTTGTCGAGGGTGATGGTGCCCGTCAGCACCGTCGTGCCGTTCTTCTGCAGGTCGAGCACCACCGTGGCGTTGCCGGTCGCGGCGGTCACGGCGCCGACGTCAAAGCTCTGCACCGCGCCGCCGTTCTTGGAGACGTGGACGGCCTTGCGCTCGGCGGCGGCGTTCGAGGCGCCGGCCTGGCTGTACGTGTGGTTCTGCAGGTGCTGCAGCTTGGTGAAGGCGACGTTGGCGGCCGAGACGATGCTCGCGTCGGTGACGCAGCCCGAGGGCGGCGAGAAGGTCGCGCAGCTCAGGTTGCCGGCGACGTAGACGTCGTTGTTGAAGCGGTCGGGCGCTGCCAGCGCCAGGGCGCCGAGGAAGGCCAGGCCCAGGAAGGCCAGGGAGAAAGTCAGGGTGCGACGCATGGGAACCTCCTATCCGGGGATCAGAAGCTTGGGGACGATGGCCGTGTTGAAGTCTCGCTGCGGGTGGAGTTGGTACGGGCTGAGGGCCACGCCGTTGACGACCGTGCCGTCCCAGCGGACCGCGGGGTGCGCGCCCGAGGGCACGCCGTTGCCGTTGAGCTTGCCGCCCTGCCCGTCGAGCAGGCCGGGCGTCCCGGGCGGCACGCCGGGCGCGGGGGTGAAGAGCGCCATGTTGCTGCCGTCCTTGAAGCGGAAGCCGGCGTCGAGCGGGCGGTAGTCCCAGGGCTGGTACCAGCGGATGTGGAACGTGTAGGTGACCCGCCAGTAGTAGGCGCCGCACTCCCACAGGCGCTGGGCCGTGATACTCTTGAGCTTGACGGTGCCGGTCTCGAAGCCCAGCCACGGCTCGGAGTTGACCGTGTTCTCCAGGTTGCCCGAGGCGACCGGGTCCCAGCCGCCCGGCCCCGTCTTCTCCCAGCGCGTCAGGGTCAGCACGCGGTAGCTGTACTCCGTCTGCGCCGGCGGGTTGAAGGGGTCGCCGGCCGAGTTGGCGATGAGGCGCGGCGGGCTCGACCAGTCCACCTGCAGGGCCCAGGTGAAGACCTGGCTGCCCCACTGCACCTCGGTCTCGCGCTGGGTCGGGTCGGCCCCGTACTCGTCGGGGTTCTTCTCCGGCCGGTTGGTGTAGAGGAGCATCAGGTCCCACCAGCGCGAGTCCGCGTCGTGCTGGTTGACGTCGAAATCGACGCAGACGGCGGCGCTGTCGCCCTCCTCGCTCACCTCGGGCTCGTCGGGGTCCTGGCCGTCCTCCTCGGGCGGGACCGGGGCGGGGTCCGGGGCCGGCTTGCTGCCCTTGTTGTCGTAAGGGCTGCCCATCCACGGCACGTCGCGCAGGACCGTGCCGTCGTCGTTGGCGAAGTCCTGGCCCGAGCGGTTGTAGCGCGCGAAGGTGTCCTCGATCACGCCCGGGCCGTCCCAGTCGGTGTCCGTGAGCACCTTGAAGTAGCGCCGGTAGAGCCGCTCGCTGTTGACGCGGGCGCTGCCGGAGCGCTTGGGCCACTGTTCCTTGATGCGCAGGACGGCCACGCTTACCTCACGCAGGGGGGATCGTCACCGACGGGCCGCGGCCGCCGGACGCCCGGCCGAACCACCGCTCTAAGAGGCCCTGCATGGCGTTGACCGTCTCGCGGAGCTGCTCGAGCTCGTTGGCCGTGCGCTCCTCGGCGGACTCGCGGCCGCCGGCCAGGGCCAGGTTGACCGTGCTGACGGCCTCGGCCGAGCCGACGTCCATGCCGGCGGCCAGGCGGACGGGGGCGTGCAGGCTCCGGTTCTGCGAGGCCTGGTCGATCATGCCCTGCAGGCCGGCCAGGCCGGACTGGGCCGAGCCCAGGATGCCGCCGAAGATGTTGGAGAAGACGCTGCCCGCGCCCGTGGCGCGCAGGGTCATCTGCACCTCCCGCAGGCGGTTGATCAGGCCGTCCGTGCCGGCGTTGGCGCGCCGCAGGTCCTCCTGCAGCTCCTGCATGAACCGGCCGCTCTTGAGGTCGTCGAAGGTGATCTCGCCCTTGAGGTACTGCCAGCCGGCAGCGACCCCCGCGACGAAGCCGGTGAAGAAGTCCCGGGCCGTGCGCCAGGCCTCGACCAGGGAGATGATCGCCTCGATGCCCAGGCCCGCCATCCAGCGCATGACGTCGGCGACGGCGCGGCCGGCCGCCCGGACGCCGCCGGCGACGGTGCGGAAGGCGTCGCCCCAGTCCCGGGTGCTGCCGGCCGCGCCCAGGAAGGCGCCGATGACGTTGCCGACCGCGCGGATCACGTCCCAGACCGCGCCGCCGATCTCCATCCAGGCGGCGCCGCCGGCCTTGACCACCTCCCAAATGCCCTCGAGCACCGGCCGCCCCTCGCGGAGCCAGCCGATCAGGTCGCGCATCAGGTCGGCCCCGAAGCGGACCCAGGAGCCGAAGCCCTCCTGCAGGTCCTTGAAGACCCCCGAGCCGGCCAGGTCCTTGAGCAGGGCGCCGACGTCCTTGATGAGCGGCGCCAGGGCCAGGGCCGCCTGGTTGGCGAAGCCCTTCATGACCGACATGATCATGCCCCCGGCCTCGCGCGCCTCCTGCATCGCCTCGTGAATCTGCCGCGTCTGGTCGGCGCCGAGCACGTCGCCGAAGGTCCCGGCGCCGCCCACGGCGTTCTCCAGGCCGCGGCCCGCGGCGATCGCTTCCTGGAAGGCCGCCACCGTGCCGTGGCCCATCACCTGGGCCGCGGCCTCGGCGCGGTCGAAGTCCGAGGGGATCGTGCGCAGGGCCCCGGAGATCATGCGGAAGCTGTCGTCGAGGTCCGCCGCGGCCACGCGCATCGGGTCCAGGTTCATCCGCGCCAGCCACTGGGTCATCTCGCCGCCGCCCTGGCGCAATTCGCCGCGGAGCTGGCGCATGTGCTGGGCGAAGTCGTTCATGCCGCCGGCGGCCATGTCGGCCCCGACGCCCGACAGCCGGGCGGCCGCCTGGAAGCGCTCGACCTCCTGGGCGGTGATGCCCAGCGAGCGGGCGAAGCGCAGGTTGTTCTCGCTGGCCAGGAGCGCCCCGGCGGCGAAGTCGGCCACGGCCCGGCCGGCCGCGACCGCCGCCGTCACCATGCCGCCAACCGCCCCGGCCACGGCGGCGACGGCGCCCGCCGCGGAGAAGGCGCCGGCCTTGAGCCCGACGAAGGCGCTGTCGAGGTAGGGCTGGGCGGCCGCGGCGACCGAGCCCAGGCCTGAGACGGCCTTGTTCACCTCCCGGACCTGGCCGCCGACCTCGCGGACGGCGCGCAGCTCGCCGGCGCCGGGCACGCCCGCGGTGGCCGCGGCCGGCACGAAGGCCGCCTGCCGGACCTGCCGCACGTGCTGCACCAGCTCGGGCGGGGCCAGCTCGCGGGCCTGGCGGACGTGCCGGTGAATCTCGACGTCGATCGGCGCGGCCGCGGCGTCCCGGGCCGCCTTGAGGTCCTTGACCAGCGTCACCACCGGGAGCACCTCGGCGGCCGCCGAGGCACCGGCCTGCCGCGCGATCCCCTGCAGCGTCTCGGCCAGGGCCAGGGCCGCCTTATCGACCTGGGCGATCGCCCCGGCCAGCGCCTGCCAGGGCGCCAGGGCGGGGGCGGTCACGGCGGCGATCGCCTTCGTCTCGTGGGCCGGCGGCGGCTGCGCCGCGGCGGCCGTGGGAGCGGCCGCCAGGCCCTGCGTCTGGCCCGCGAAGCCGCGCAGGGCGCCGGCCACGCTCTGTAGCGCGCCCGCGCCGCGCAGGTGGACGAAGAAGGCGTCGAGGCCCTTGTACATGGCCGTGAAGCTGGCCAGGCTCGTCAGCTTGAGGTCCGTCAGGTAGAACGCGGCCTTGGCGGTGGCGAAGGTCATCCTGCCGAAGGCGGCGGTGATGTCGCCCAGCGGCCGGAACGCGCCGGCCAGGTCGATGCCCGTGAGCGTGCGCACCAGGCCGTTGAGCCCGGCGCCGGTGTCCCGGATGAAGCCGCCCGCGGCCGCCGCCGCTTCCTTGGCCGCCGCCGCCGCGGCCCCGAAGCCGGTGGCCAGCTCGAGCGCCTCCCGGGCCTCCTTGTGCGCCCGGGCCGCCTCCCCCGCCGCCCCGACCTGCCGCGCCAGCTCGGCCGCCTCGGCCGCGGCGCGGGTCATGTCGGCGCCCGCGCCGCCCGCCCCGACGTCGCCCAGGGCCTGCTTGATCGCCCGGGAGGCCTCGGAGGCCGAGCGCACGGCGTCGAGCAGGCCGCGGTCGAAGCCGCCGCTCGTCACCGACATGCTCAGGCTCATGTAACCGACGTCCACCGCGCTACTCCCCTTGCAGTTGCTCGTTCAACTTGGCGAAGCGGTCCCACACCTCGCCCGCGTACTCTCGCACCTCTTCCAGCTCCTCCTCGGTCGGCTCGTCGGGCCGCAGCGTCTTGAAGACGTCCTCGGGCGTCAGCGGCCGGCTGCCCGGCTTGCGCTGCGGGTTGAGCACCGCGCAGACCAGCGCCGCGAAGCGCAGGTCGTCGCGCAGGCCGCCGGCCGGCTCCAGCCGCGCGTGCTCGAGCGTGTAGGTCAGCTCGCGGCTGCCGAGCCTTCGGAGCCCCCAGCCGACGGAGGGCCACCGTCTGCGGTCGGCGAGGTCGAAGAGGGACCGGAGCCAGCCGCAGCGCCGGAGTTTTTTCGGGCCTCCTCCGCGTCCTGGGACCGCATGCCCGACAGCTCGGCGACCAGCTCGGCGGCCTTGTCCAGCTCGCTGGCGGGCAGCTCGTTGAGGTAGCCCTCGTCGCCGTCCACGAAGATCTGCCGCGCGCCCGGCTCGCCCGAGTCGCGCAGGCCGTAGAGGACGGCCATCGCCCGGTAGTGGCGCAGCTCGATGCCGGGGGTGCCGCCCCGTGCCATCTTGATCCGGCTCTGCTCGACGGCGGCGCGCTGGTCGCCCGTCAGCTCCCAGGCCCAGACGCGCTCGCCCAGGAAGGTGGTCTCCTGGCGGCGCAGGGCGCCGCCGGCGCGGTTGGCGGGGCTGAGGAACTTCTCGCGCAGCGGGTGGAAAGACTGGGGCTTGGGCATGGTCTCCTCGGTTGGGGTGCGGGCGCCTGTACCGGGCGTTAGCCGCGGCTGATGCTGTTGGTCTGGATCTCGACGTCGAAGGTGGAGCGGTCGTCCTCGGGCTCCTTGGGCAGGCCGAGGTTGCCGACGTTGCACACGCCGAAGACGGTGCTGCCGTCGGGGAGCTTGTAGACGTAGTTGACGTTGTCGGTGCCCTGCAGGGCCGCGATCGCGTCCCAGTTGTTGCTGGGGCTGGTGCGGTACTCGTAGGTGAACTTGATCTTGGGCGGCGTGCCGCGGCCGTTCGCGAAGTTGATGAGGCGCGTGGCGTCATCCAGAGCACCCATCTTGATCTGGGTGTAGTCGATCCCCTCGGGCTCGGCGGAGATCATGCCCTTGATGACGGGCGGCGGGCTGCCCAGGCCCAGGGCCAGGCTGCCGCCGTACGAAGCGTAACCGGAAGGCGCGGGCATGGGCCCACCTCTCTATTCCAGGTGCCACACGGTGAAGCGGAGCGTCACGCACTCCTGCACGTAGTCGCGGCCGAACTCGCCGGGGGCCTGGTCCAGGTCCTGCTCGTCGTCCGCGAGGGTCTTCTGCACAGAAACGGTCTGCGGCTGGCCGGCCTTGTCCTGGTAGCCGATCGCGCCCTGGAAGCCGGGCCCGTAGTTCACGGGGTCCTGGCCGGTGAGCACGGGCCGGACGACCTCGGCCAGATCGCTGGCGTCCTGGTAGGGCCCGTCGCCGCCGCCCCAGACGTCCACCTCGAAGGCGCTCCGGGCCAGGCCGCCGGTGCCCTCCTGGGTCTTCGGCCGCAGCACGCGCACGCGGCGGTAGGTCAGGGCCGGCCGCACGGACGGGCCGCCCTCGGGCAGGCGCTTGTAGACGCGCCCGCCGAGCGCGGAGAGCTGAGACGCCCCCGCCAGGAACTGCCGGAATGCCTGCTTGACACTCACCGCTTGCGCCTCAGCTTCGCGACCTCGGCCTTGAGCCCTTCGATGCCTTTACTCACCATCTCCGACTTCGCCGCCCGCTTGCTGACCTCCCAGGCCTCTTCCAGGACGGGCTGCGCCTTCGAGCCGGGGTGCATCCGGCCGTGCTGGACGGCGGTCGTCATCCCGACCTTCAGCCTGCGGCTCAGCTTGCTGCCCTTGCCCAGGGCGTGGGGTTTGGTTCCCTTCTCCACCAGGTGGAGGATGTTGCCCGGCACCGTCCGCCGCTGCACGTAGCGCTTGACCCGGCCCTTGCGGCTCTCCCACCAGCTCCACACGGAGACCGTCTTCTCCTTGCCCTTGCCCGCCCCGACGATGCCGACGACGGCCCGCTTGTACGTCTTGACCTTCCTGACCATGGCCCAGCCGAGCACCCCCGACTTGCCGACCTGCCGGGCCCGCTCCCGGGCGGCCCGCAGGACCGGCTGCGTGCCGGCGTTGACCATCTTCCTCAGCACGCGGTTGCGGACGCCCTGCTTGAGCTGCTGCAGGCCCGCCGTGAACTCGGCCAGGCCTTCCACCTTGGCGCGGATCCGGAAGCGGTTCACGGGAGCTGCACCTTGCAGCCCATCTGCAGCCAGTCGTAATCCGCCGCGGGCCCCCAGCGCAGGGCCCAGGCGACGTTGAGCGTCTCGCCCAAGAGCTGCAGCCGGTTGGTCGGGCCCAGGCCCTGGCGGTAGCGGCACCACACGACGTAATCGACCTCCTCCTGGAGCTGCCCCTGCACGTAGAACTCCATCCCCGCGGCCGGCTCGCGCGAGCACCACAGCCTGCCGCCGGCCCCCGGCACGGCCTCCCAGTCGTCGGGCGGCTCGCCGTAGCTGTTGGGCCCGGGGTCGGGGTCTACCTTCCGCTCTACCGAGGCCCGGTAGCGGAGGTCTCCCGCCTCGGGAAAGCGCGGCTGAGGCATCGGCGTAACCTCTTCACCTCGACGGCCACGGTGAACACGGCGTCCACCAGGTTGACGGCCTCCTCGTCGGCGGCGCCGGCCACGGGGGCGGACAGCCCGCCGGCGACGCGGGGCCGGTGCATCTCGATCGCCTGGCCGATCTTCCGCAGCAGGCCGTCGGGCTCGCCGCGGGAGTTGGAGGCGATCTGGGCCACGTGGTCGATGAGGCCCAGGGCGTAGGACAGCTTCTCGCCGTCAGTCGCCCTAGGCGCCGTCCCAGAACTGGAAGATGACGGAGTCAATGGCCTTCTCCAGGGCGGGGTTGTTGTCCGTGAGCGAGCGGTTCTGGTACTTCAGGGCCACGATCTGCTTGACCGCCAGCTTGACGTCGTCGGGGCAGTCCTTGCCGGCGTCGGCGTACCCGGCCGTGAAGGTGACCGTCACCGCGTTGATCTGCCGCCGCGTGATCGGCCAGAAGGTGCCGTAGGCCGGGGCGATCCGGCCGGGCTGGCCCACCAGGTCGGTCAGGTAGCGCGACGGGTCGAGCGTCTGCGGGTTGCCGCCGGTGTCCACGTACTGCACGCTCACGACCGACCTCAGCGGGCTCTTGGGCAGCCGGATGACGTTGCCCGCCGAGAAGATGCCGATGCCCCGCAGCTGCGGGATCAGGTCCTCCTGGCCGGGCACGGCCTGCAGCGTCCAGCGGCTGCGCGGCTCCAGGTCGAAGAAGCTGTCCAGGGTCAACTGCCAGGTGGCCGTCACGAGCTGGCGGCTGCTGCCGCGCTCGACGCGCCGCCGGGCGGCCCGGATCAGCCCGTCGAAGAGGGGGGCCTCCTCCGGGTTGTCGGCCCGGCAGAAGAGCATCGCCTCGTCGCGGGTGACCGGCTCGTCCGCCGGCGCCACGGTCTGCGCCAGGCCCCACACTAGTGCATGACCCCCACGCCCTTGAGGGCGGAGACGATGGAATCCAGCACCGCCTTGGTCGGGGCGTCGGCCACGCCCGAGGTGTCCGGGGCGGCGGGCTGCACGCCGTTGGCGGTGATCTTCCCCGAGGGGCCGATCTGCAACTCCGCCCCGACGTACCAGAGCCCGCCGCCCTGGGCGTAGTAGTTGGCCGAGACATAGGTGACGTCCTGCGCCATGGGTCAGGTCCTCGGGAAGAAGGTCCCGGGCCGGGGCCACTCGCATAACCCCCGGACCGGGCCGGGCGTGCGTACGCCCGGGCTCGCTCAGGCGGCCTGCGCGGACTGCGGCAGGCTCCGCGGCATGCCCTGGATCGCGACGCCGGCCAGGAAGATGTTGCCGGTGTTCGAGGCCGGCGTGATGACGACCTGGACGTAGCGCTTGTTGCCGGCGTAGCCGATCTTGAACGTCTTGCCGCTGCTGGTGTGGTCGGGGGCGCAGCCGGCCAGCGTGCCGAGCAGGTCGGCCGCGGCCACGGCGGCGCCGTCGGCCAGGGCCGGGTCGTTGCCGTGGTTGACGGCGACCGTGCTCGTGAAGTCGGCGTCGGTCAGGGTGCCCATCGTCCAGGCCAGGAGCAGGGAGTCGAGGCCCTGGGTGTCGATGATGACCGACGTGTAGGCGGTGTTGTCGGTGGTGGCGGCCTTCGGCGGGAAGAGCTGCGTCACCTTGCAATTGTTGAAGAGGTCGCGCATCAGCGGGGCTCCGAAGGGGGCTTGGCGGCGGTCTCCGCGCCCGGGTTCTTGCTCGCGTTCTCCGGCCCGGCGTGCTCGGCCTGGCCCGCGCGGATGAGGGCCTGGGCCTCGGCCCGGGGCAGGTCCACCACGTCGCCGGCCGGCTGGAAGCTGTAGGCGCCGGCCCGGTCGGTCAACAGTCTCACGCGCACGGTCGGGCTCCTCGGCGGGCGGGGGTGCGGGCGTCCGCACCTCCCCGCGCGGGCGGGTCTAGCTGTGCATCTTCAGCGTCTTGACCGGCGCCGTGCCGGCCTGCAGGAGGTTGCCGTCCGCGCGGACGAAGGCCACGAAGCCGTCCTGGTCGTTGTCGCGGAACCGCTCCTGCAGGCGGTAGAGGCGCACGTTGTTGACCTGGCGGACCTTGTACTTGGAGAGCTGGCCGAAGACGCCGACGACCGCCGAGGCCGCGATCGCGGCCAGGTCGTTGTTGGTCGTCAGGGTGTAGGACAGCAGGCTGTCCGGGCGGCCCTGCTGCAGGCCGGCCTGCCAGAGGTACTGGCCCTGGCCGTCCTTGAGCTTGCGGATGGCCTTGATGGTGCTGTCGTGGAACATGAAGCCCGCGTCCGGCGTGCGGTAGGCGACGTCCACGCTGTGGACCGTGTCGATCAGCTCGTCCGCGGCGATCGCGTTGTTGACGGCCGTCGTGACGCCCACGGGGGCGACGACCGTGATGCCGTAGGGCTGGCTGGCGCCCGTGCCGGTGGTGAACTCCGTGTTCTGGATGCGGCCCAGCCGCTCGCCGAGCATCTCGCCCAGGACCGAGGGCAGGTTGAACACGCTGTCCTCGAGCAGCTCGTAGGGGACCAGGATCGCGTCGGACGTGTACTTCCAGGCCTGCCACTGCACGGCGCCGAAGATCGGGTCGGCCGTGACGGCGTTGGCCAGGTCCACCTGCGTGTTCTGGTTGATCCGGCGGCCCTTGATGCTGGTGTTGTCGGCGGTCGGCCAGAGCATGGGCTCGCCGGTGGCGGTGCGGATGATTTCCGAGACCTGCAACATGCCGCCGTAGTACAGCATGTTGATTTCCAGGTTGCGGATCAGGTCCATCGGCACGATGGTGTAGGCGCCGGCCGGCCCGGCGATCGCCGACAGGGTGCGCCGCTCGGCGGTGGCCGCCTGGAAGTGCTGGCGGAGCTGGGGGCTGGCCCGGTTGAAGGTCCGGAAGCCCTGCTGCGCCTGCTGGAAGCTGCGCGTCTCGAAGAGGGGGAGGTTGAGGGCCTGCACCCCCGGGTTGAAGCGGAGCTGCTTGCAGGCGTCCTCCATGCCGTCGGTCAGCTGGTGGCCGAGCTGGTGGCGGCACCAGGCGTTGAGCGCCAGCGCCCGCGTCTCCTCGGTGATCGAGGCGCCGTCGGTGCCGGGCTGCTGACGCCGGCGCGACTCCTCGTCGCCGAAGTCGTCGCGGCCGATCTGCCGGTCCTTCTCCTGCCGGGCGCGCTCGTCGGCCTCGACCTGGGCGGCGCGCTCGGCGACCTTGATCTGCGCGCAGACCTGGTCGTAGTCCTTGTTCGCCTGGTCCCAGGCCGCGCGCTCCTCGGGCTTGAAGTCGCGGTTCTCGGCGTTGACGAGGTCGGCCTGGCGCTTGATCTCGCCGGCGTGCTTGGCCTTGCGCTCGTAGAGGGCCTTGAGGGTGTCGGCCACGGGTCTCCTCCGGGCTGGGCGCCGGAGGGTGGCCGAAAAAGGGCATCGGCGGAGCCTACCGGCGCGCAGTGTCTCTGGGTCACTGTCGCCAGCAAGTTCAGCCGACATTTAGATGCCACTGAGGACTTGCGTCTCCGCCCCGCGGCCCTAGTGGGAACTGGGCCGTTCGCGCCGCGGGGCGGGCGTGATTCGGTTGTGATGGAAGTATAGGCTAAGACATTTGTGTTTGGCAAGGGGTCTTAGACATTTTTTCCAAAGTCACACTCTAAGGCTTAGGAAAGAGGGGCGGCGGCCTTACCTCGTAAGCCTCGACCTCGAGCACCACCTCCAGGGAGCCGGCGTCGTTACGCCTCACCGTCGTGCGCCGGACCCGGACGCCGGGCGGCATCAGCACGCTCCGGGGGACCACGTCGGCCGGGGTCAGCCGCCGCAGCGAGGGCCTCGGGGGCTCGCGGGATTCGGCGACGATGCCGGCCATCACCACGACGCCGAACAGGGCGCACATGACGAACGCGGCGACGAGCAGGCAGACGAGCAGCTCCGTCATCACTGCACCTCCACGGCCCGCGCCCGGTAGGCGGCCAGCTTCGCCGCCAGGGGCGGGCCCTGTTTCTTCCGCCACTCCTCCAGCTCCTGGCGCAGCCCGGCCAGGTCGCCGCCGGCGGCGCGCAGGCCGGCCGTCGTCGATTCGTAGGCCGGGTAGGTGACGGGCCCCACGTCGATCAAGTCCACGTCGTTGACCTCCCGAATGTAAGTCCGGTCGCCGCCGTCCACGCGCAGCTCCCGGAAGGTGGTGTCGCGCGGGATAAAGCTGAAGCTCGAGCCCGACAGGTTGCCGGCGCGCAGGTTCTCCAGCACGTCGCGGGCGCAGGTGGTGTCCGCCGGCGTGATCTCGTAGCGCAGGCCCTTACCGTCCACGGACAGGGCGAGCGTGCCGGCGGCCGCGCGGCCCAGGAGGTTGTCGGCGTCGTGGTTGAAGAGGGCCCGGCAGTCCTGGCCCTCCCGGATCGCCCGGTCGAAGCAGCCGGGCATGATGCGCTCGCGCATGTCGTCCCAGATGGCGTACTCGCTCCCGGGGTCGTTCTCGTTGTAGAACACCGCGGCGTAGCCCACGATCGTCTCGGTGCCGTCGTCCCGCTTGCGCAGGCCGACGGGCATTTTGCTGAAGCGGCGTTCGGGCATGGTCAGGTCCTCGCGTGCTCGGCCGCCCACTTGCCCAGGCAGGCCAGGTTACAGAAGTGGTGAACCCTCTCGACGGGCGGCGGCGAGTGGACCAGCCGGGGCAGGGTCAGCCGCGGCGGGGCGCGCTCGGGCACCAGCTCGATCCGGTAGCCGGCCGGGTTGTCCGCGAGCAGGTCGCGGGCGCAGTGGTCGCAGGCGATCGAGACGGTCAGCACGGCGGCACCTCCAGGGCCTGCCGGGCGAGCAGGCCGGGCAGGGCGCGCTCCAGCTCGCCGGCGTCGCGCTCGACGAGGGCGGCCAGGGTCGCGGCGGTGGCCGCCCCGCTCGTCTCCAGCAGCGCCTTGCGGGCCCGGCCGAGCAGCTCGCCGGCCAGGGCGGCCGGGGCGGCCGGCCGGCCGGTCAGCTCGGCGATCGCCGCCAGGGGCGGGCCCAGGGCGGCCTCGGCGGCGGCGCGGTGCTGCGCCTCCAGGCCGTCGAGCCAGCGGCCGAAGCCGGCGGGGTTGCGCGCCGCCTTGCGGGCCTGGCTGCCCAGCCGCCGCGCCATGCGGGCCAGGGCGCTCTCCAGCAGCAGCCGGTGCGCCTCCAGCAGCCGGGTCCGCTGGCCGTCGTCCGGCGGGTCCGCCGGCGGGTCATCGGGCGGGTCGTCGTCCTCCAGCTCGGTGTCCACGTCGGACTGTTCGGGCGGCAGGGGCTCCTCGCCCAGGGCGATGCCGAGCTGCTTGTACTGGGTGCCGTCGGCCCCGACGTCGTGCCAGGCCTTCGTGAAGTCCTCCTGCGGCAACATCACGCGGCCCCTGACCGGGTCCTGCAGCATCACCTGGCCCAGGCCCACGCCGTTGACGACCGCGTAATGCCCGGCCCGGGTCCCGGTCGCCGGGTAGTCGAGGGCCTGCATGGCGACGACGACGGGCCGGCCCTGGGCGAAGAAGCGGCCGAGGTCCTCGACCGTCATCTCGCCGGCGGTGACCGCCAGGCCCAGGCCCACGGCGGCGCGCATCATGGCGGCGGGGTCGGTGCCGTCCTTCTCGGTCGCGCCCACGAGCTTGACCCACTCGTCGGGGGATTCGGGACCGACGCCGAACAGCCCGCAGGCGATCTGCAGGGCCGTGGGCCCGCAGTCCCAGGTGAAGCGCTGGCGCAGGTCGGCGGTGTCCAGGAGGACCCCTGCCGGCTCGCCGGCGACCAGGCCGCCGCCCTCCCCTTCCTCCCCGCCGGCGGCGCCGCCGAGTGCGGCGGTGTTGAGCGGGGCGCGGAACTGCCCGCCCAGGCCGCCCGGCAGAGGGTTGTAGTCCTCCTCCTCGCGCACGTCGTCGATCGACAGCCAGCCGTTGGTCAGGCCCTGGACGTAGTAGGTGGTGCGCGCGGCGACGTCGGCCCGCACCAGCCGCTTGCGGTCGAAGAGGACCTCGTGAGTGTCCCCGGTCTTCTCGTCCTCCGTCAGCAGCTTGTCCCAGCTCTCCTCCTCCACGTTGACCAGCCAGGGGTCGAGGCCCTCGTCGAGGTACTGCTGGTTCTCCTGCTCGAGGCTGTTGTAGGCGGTCTTGCCGTCGTCCCCGAGCTTGTGCGGCGGCAGGCCGAGCAGGTTGGCCACCTGGACGCGCCCGAGCTTCATGGTCTCGATCATCTGCGCGTCCCGCGCGTTGATGGTCATCTCCTTGATGTCGCCGCCGCGGTCTAAGACGGCGGTGCGGTGGGCGTTCTCCAGCCCGCTCTGCATCCGCTCCCAGCCGTCGCGCAGCTCGTCGCGGGACCGCTTGTCCATCGCCTGGGGGAAGGTGATCACCACGCTGGGCTTCGCGTTGTTGCGGTAGAAGACCGAGCTGTACTGCAGCCCGGCCATGCTGAGGCCCAGCGTCTCCCTCGCCTTGGCGACCCAGTTGTAGCCCTGCAGGCCGTCGGGCCCGAAGCCCTTGACGTGCAGCATGTCGTGCCGCGGGATCTTGCGCATCTCGTCGTTGCCCAGGACCTTCGTCACGTACCAGATGACCCCGTTGACGCGCACGGGCCAGGTCTGCACCGGGCTGAGCGGCAGCAGTTCGACGGGCCGGTAGTCGGGGCCGCGGCGGATGTAGCTGTAGCCGTTGCCGTGCAAGAGCGCGTGCGCGATCGACAGCCGGCGCCACTGGAAGGCGGTCATCGCCTCGTTGGGCTTGCGCCTGAGCAGGTAGTAGGCCGGGTGGGCGCGGTCCTTCTCCTTGCCCCGGCCCTCGCGCCGGTAGACGTAGAGCGGCAGCTTGCCGACGTCGCCGGCGATCAGGTTGACCCCGCGCCAGACCGTGTCGAGCGTCAGCGCCGTCTCGGGGTTGACGTTGACGCCCGCGCTCGACTTGCGGGCGCCGAGCATGTCGAACGCCCAGTCCGGCGGGTTGTTGAGGTCGAACGACGGGTTCTCCAGGGAGGTCCGCCGCTCGGGTGCCAGGATGCGACTCAGGAACCCCATCGCCGTGCCCCCAGGACGCCGAGCGTCAGTAGTGCCGCGCCGCAGACGAGCGGCGCCATGGCCAGGTGGAAGAGCCAGGCCAGGCCCCAGGCGATGAGGCCCACGCCGGCGGCCGCGGCCAGCTCCCAGACGTTGCCGGCCAGCGCGAGGCCGGCCCGGCGGCAGAGGGTTCGGAGGCGTCGCACGGCGCGGTCTCCTACCAGAAGGTGAGCGTGGGCCCGTCGCCGCCGCCGGCGAGCAGCGCCCGGCCCAGGGCCATGATCACCCCGACGATGCCGTCGATGCGCTCCGTGCTCTTCTTCTTCGACGGCTTGAGGTTGCCCGCCGCGTCCTGCTCGGTTGCGGTGTTGGCGGCCATCCATCGCAGCACAAGGTGCCCGTGGTGGCGGAGCTTGCCCTCGACGACGAGCTTGATCAGCTCCTTGGTCGGGGCCGTCATGTCCTTGTAGCCCTGGCCGTAGGCGACGACCTCGAAGCCGTCGCCCTGCAGCTGGGTGATGAGCTGGGTCGCGTTCCAGCGGTCCGCGGCGATCTCCCGGACGTGGAACCGCTCGCGCAGCAGGTTGAGGTCGGCGCGGATGACGTCGTAGTCGATGACGTCGCCCTCGGTGAAGCGGACCAGGCCCAGCCGGGCCCAGGTCTCGTACGGCACCCGGTCGCGCAGCTCGCGCCGGCGGGCGCCCTCGCGCGGCACCCAGAAGTAGGGCAGGACGTCGTAGCCGCCCTGGCCGTCCGGGAAGACGAAGGGGCAGGCGCTGATGTCCGTCGTCGTCGAGAGGTCGAGCCCGCCGAAACAGCTCCGGCCGGCCAGGCGCTCCTCGTGGGCCCGGAAGGTCTCCGCGTCGGTCACCAGCGGCGCCGGGCCCGGGGCCGCGTCCCAGCGGTCCATGGGGATCGCCCGCGTGTCCGTCTCGGTCTTCTGGTTGAGGTGCAGCCGGCGGTAGGTGTTCTCGTACGCCGGGGTGTCCTGGGCCTTCTTGCACTCGCGCTCCAGGTACTCCAGCGACACGCTCACGCCGAGGTTGGGGTTGGCCTTCTTCCAGGTCTCCGGGCTCTTCCAGTCGTCGGTCGGCAGGGCCTCGTAGACGCAGGGCAGGAAGTGCGGGGCGAAGCCCGGGGCGGCCCGGTCGCCCCGGTTGTCGCGCACGGCGCAGGCCAGGGCGTGCTTCTCGTTGCAGATGCTCGGCCGGTTGAAGTCGGCGGTGGTGATGTAGATGGTGAGGTTCTGCTTGCGGTTGAGGCTGGCCGTCGAGGTGGTCAGGGTGTCCACCAGGTCGCGCGAGGGCTGGGCGTGCAGCTCGTCGATGACGACCAGGTGGCTGTTGCCCCCGTGTTTGCTGTCCGCGTCGGCGCTGATGACGTGCAGGAAGCTGTTGTCGGCGGGCTTGACGATGCTGCGGCTGTGCCCGCCCATGCCGTTGCCGCCGTAGACCCGGCAGCGCTTCGAGAGCCGGCGGTCGTTCTGGATCATGCCCTTGCACTGGCGGAAAAGCATGTTGGCCTGCTCGCGGTTGGCCGCGGCGACGTAGTCTTGCTGGCCCGCCTCGCCGTCGCAGAAGAAGACGTAGAGGGCCAGGGCCGCGGCCAGGGGCGTCTTGCCGTTCTTGCGCGGCACGTAGAGCAGGGCCTCCTTGTAGCGGCGGACGGGCCGGCCCAGCTCGTCGGTCCGCTTCCAGCCCATCAGGTTGGCCACGAAGGACCGCTGCCAGGGCTCGAGCTCGAAGGGCCGGCCGGCCAGGGCCCCCTCGACGTGGGTCACGCACTCGGCGATGAAGTCGAGGGCGAGCTTGGCCGCGTCCGGGTCGAACCAGCAGCCGTCCGCCTGGGCGAAGGGGTCGTAGCCCGGCAGCAGGCGCAGGAGGTCCCGCCACTCAGCGCTGACGGCTGTCGCGTTCACCTGGCCTCCTCTCCCCCGGGCAAAGGTGTGCCGCCGCGCCGCAGCGGGGGCACTTGATCAGGTCGTCGGGCGGCGTGACCGCGTCGGCGCCCCGGCCCCGCCAGGCGCAGGCCGGGCAGTGCAGCCGCAGGGCCGCCAGCTCGTCAGGGGTGTAAGGCCTCATGTACGCCACGCCTACCCCACCGTGCCGAAGAATCGCTCGCGCTCGTCGAGCTCGCCGGCGTCCTCGCCGGCAACCTGCAGCCGGGCCCGGGCCGCCGGCGTGAAGCCGAACTGCGCCGCGAGCTGCAGCAGCCGCTGCACCGCGGCGTTCTTGACGCGCACCCACGGGCTGACCACGAAGCTGCCGGCGCTGCCGCGCACGACGTGGCCCTTGTTGGCGCCGTCCGGCTCGCCGTGGGCGATGACGTGCCGGGCCAGGACGAACTCCTCCCAGGCCTCGCACCAAGCGGCCAGCGCCGCGCGGTCGAGCTCGGCCAGGACGCCGGCGGCCACGAGCAGCTTCACCTGCCGCTTCCATTCCGCCTTGGCCTCCTTGCCGAGCCAGGCCGGGCAGCTCGGCGCCTTGACCGGCGGCCGCGGCTCGCCGGCGCGCTCCTTCGCGCGCCAGGAGCCGCGCGCCTCCAGGATCGGCGTCGGCGTCGGCGACGGTCCGCGAGCGGACATGGCTCCCTCCCAAAAAAAAGTCCGAAACCCGTGAAAAAACGCGGAACGCTGGGCATACGGTCTGGCGGGCCGAACCCCTAAAAAATCGGCCCCCTCCCCCTCCCGCGTGCCCGGGGCGGCCCCTGGCGTCGTCGCCACCGCGTCCGGTCGGCCGGGCCCGGGCTGCCGTGCGCCCCCTAGTTAGACCGCCGCCTCAGCCCTGCGGGTTGCGTCCGAAGCCGCCGTCCTGCCGGGCCGTCTTGCGGTTGTGGTGCGTCTCACAGAGGGGTTGCCAGTTGCCCTCGTCCCAGAAGAGCCCGCCGTCGCCCTTGTGCGGCACCTGGTGGTCTACCACGGTGGCGAGCACCACCTTGCCCTCCTCCTGGCACTGGACGCAGAAGGGGTGCTGGGCCAGGAACGCGGCGCGGGCACGCTGCCAGTCGGCACCGTAACCACGCTGGGCGGACGTGGGGCGGGGCGGCTCGTGACGGGGGGTGCGGGCGCCTGTACCGGGCCGGTGGGCCTGCGGCTTGCGGGGCACGAGGGCGGTCCTTCTGTTGCGAGTGACAGGTGAATTGTAACGGGGAAGTGGCCGTAGCGGAAGAGTCTGGTTTGTTAGAAGTCGCTAATGGGCCGTCACCACTCCTCGCGGCTTACGGTGGTCAGCTCCCGGCCCTGCCACGCTCCGCGACGGAAGGCGGTCTCCGGGCCGGCGGCGTTGAGGACCTTGGCGCGCACCTCGGCGTAGCGGCCCTGCAGCTCGGGGAGCTGCCGGCCCTTGACGTCGAAGGCCGTCACGTCGTCCGTGTCCCAGCGGATGACCAGGCAGGGGATCTTGGCGCGCTTGGCCGTCACGGCACCACCTCGAGTACTTCCCGCCAGCGGATCTGCACGTAGTCGGCCCTGCCCTGGGGGTCGGGCTCGTACTCGCCCATCAGCCAGCCGCCCCAACGTCGCCGCTCCTCGTCCCAGAGGCGACGCTTCCACCGCTTGCCGACGAAGGTCCCCGTCGGGGCGCTGAGGGAGTACTCGGGCAGCGCATCGAACTCGGCCAGGGTCAGGATAACGGCTTGGTCATCGGTCAGCATGTCTCGGCCCCCAGCACGCGCTCGATCTCCTTCCAGTCGTCCGGGTACCACACGAACGCGGCGACCGAGGCCCGGCGGAAGGCGTTGAGCCACTCGTCCTGCGCCGGCGTGGTCTTGTTGGGCAGCACCTTCAGCTCGGCCACGATCTGCACGCCGCCGCGCAAGAGGAGAAGGTCAGGGAAGCCCTTGACGCTGCGCCGGCTGTCCCGCGTGTGATACACCTTCCAGTTGAAGAGCGTGGCCAGGTTGATGACCTGGGCCATGAACTCCTCCTCGGTGAGCTTGCCGGGGGCCCTCACGGTCAGCCCTCCCCCTCGACGAGCCGGACGATGGCGCGGCGGGTGCGCGCGTCCAGGGTCGGCCAGGCGGCGTTGACGAGGGCCAGGCCGGGGTCTATGCCATCTGCGTCGGCTTTTGCGCGCCCCGGGACGCCGGGGCCCGTTTCCGCGACGATTCGCCCGCTAGTTCGGGGCCCGCCATGACCCCTCGGTAGGGGGTCGGCATTGGTGCACGAAGGCGCACCGGCCGGCACAAAGCCGCACGCCGGCGCACCTTGACGCTTTTCGCCCTTTTCCGCGTGCGCCCCGGCGCCCTCCGGAACCGCCCCGTGCGCGGCCGGCTGCGTCGGATTTTGCGCGCCCGGCCCCGCGGCGCCCCGGCGAAAGTGCTCGTCGGTGACCTGCAGGTAGTGCTCGGCCGCCACCTTGGGGCTGTTGCCGATCCAGGCGCAGACCACGTGCAGCGGGTAGGTCTCGGCCAGCTCGGTCTCGCGGCTGGCGCGCAGGTTCTGGAAGAGGCGTGGCCAGGGGGACAGGCCCGCCTTGCGCAGGATGAGCAGGAGCCGCGTGCGCAGGTTGGTCTCGCCCAGGATCGCCCGGGCGAAGACCTTGGCGGCGCCGGGCGCGGCCTTCTCCCAGGCCTCGTCGAGGTAGGGCCGCAGCTCGGGGAAGATCGGCACCCAGCGCTCGCCGCCGCCCTCCGTGTGCTCGGTCTTGGGGGCCTTGACCAGGAACCGCTGCAGCTGCCAGTGGACGTCGGCCCACTCCAGGCGCGCCAGCTCCGAGGGGCAGCGCAGGCCGCCGTAGCGGGTCAGGGCGACGATCAGCCGCCACTCGTAATCGGGGCAGGCCTCCAGGAGCCGGCGGGTCGTCTCGCGATCGACGTGGAAGCCGCGGGCGGCGTTCTTCTGGCCGGGGGCCTTGACCGTCGCGAAGGGGTTCAGCTCCGCCAGGCCGCGCCGGCAGGCGGCCTTGAAGAACTGGCGCGCGTGCTTGATCGTGCGGCCGGCCGTCGCCGGGGCGCAGCGCGCCTTCAGGTGCACGGCGAAGCGGTCGGCGTCCCCCTCGGTGACCGAGCGCAGCTCCCGGTCCGCGCCGAAGAACCGGACGAGCCGGCCCCGGGCGGTGCGCAGGGTCTTCAGCGTGCCCGGCTTCGCGTCGGCGCGGCCGGCGACGTAGTCGTCGAGGAAGGCGCCCAGCCGGGCCGACTCCCGCCGGGGGACCAGGCCGGCCCTCGCGAACAGGTCGGCCCGCTCCTCGGTCAGGGCCGCCACCCACCGCGCCGTCTCGGCGTCGAGGGGGTGGCCGGTGATCTGCGCGGCCAGGAGGTGCTCGACGCGCACGCGGTCGGCCTCGGCCGCCTTCAGGGACACCTTGCCCAGGCGGACGGTGCGCCGCCGGCGGTCGGCGCCCGTGAACTGGATCTCCTTGCGCCCGTTGGGGCGGCTGACGACGCTGGCCATGTCTCCCTCCGCTGACAGGTTGAAGTCTACTCCGCCGCCGGCGGCCCGTCCGCCGTGCTCTTGGCGAACTCTTCCTTGGCCCACTTCTCCAGGTCGTCGGCCGGCGGGTAGAGCACGCGCCGGCCGAGGCGTATGTGGGGGATGCGCTTTTGCGTGGTGAGCTTCTGCAGCAGCCGTTCGCCGATCCCCAGGATGCGGGCGGCCTCGGCGGCGTTCAGTGTCAGCTTGGGGGTCTTCGCGGACATGGCGTTGTCACTCCGGTTCAGTTGCCCTGGCCGCCCATCGCGTCGAGCGCGGCCCGGTACCAGCAGACGATGCAGCGGCCCCGGTAGAGCAGGTTGCGCTGGGTGATGCACTCGCACCCCTCGCACTTCCCCTCGTTCTCGTGGGGCTGGGGGACCACGAACTTCTTGCCCTCCAGCTTGCCGCCCGAGCGGAGGGTCTCCATCACCTCCTCGCGCGAGCGGTGCAGCGACAGGACGACCTGCTCGAAGGCCCGGCCCTGCAGCTGCCGCTGGTCCACGAAGACGGTGTTGCCCTGGCGGAGCATCGCCAGGTCCTCGGGCAGGAGGAAGCAGACCAGGACGGGCTCCTTGTCGGCGAGCATGAAGATCATGGCGTCACTCCCGGAGGATCGAGACCCAGCGGCACAGCCGCTGCCAGAGGGTGTGCTCCTCGGCCTGCCGCTCCTGGTGCCGGCGCATCTGGTCGAGGCTGGCGGTGGAGCGGCCGCAGTCGAGGCACGTGTAGAGGACGCGGGGCCGCAGCACGCGCAGCCGCGGGCCGGCGGTGGCGGGCACCAGCTCGGCCGTGGCGACGGTGCGCGGCGGGATCTCGCCGAAGTGGACGTGGAAGACGCGGGGCGGGGTGCTCACGGTACGCCACCGTCCTTCCACAGGGGCCGCCGGTCGCTCTCGGGGTTGCGCGGGGCCTGGTCGGAGCCGGGGCACAGCCTGCCGCCGACCGGCGTCGGCGGGTAGGCGTGGTGCGGCACCAGGCCGCTGTTGTCGTGCGCGAGCAGCGCGTCGAAGCGCCAGCCGCAGTGGGGGCACATGTACTCGATCCGGCGTTCGGGCATGGGTTCTACTCCGGTCGCTCGTTCATCTCCGCCAGCAGCTGCAGGTCGGCCACCTCGCACAGCGCCCCGGCCGCCACCTGGCGCACCTCCAGCAGCACGGCCCGGAGCTTGCCCTCGTCCCAGGACGGCCAGGGGCGGTCGGTCAGCTCGAGGACCTCCTCCAGGTGTTCGGCCAGGCGCTCCAGCTCGTCGCGCACGCTTCACCTCACGGCTGGGGCGGGGCCGTGTGGGCGCCCAGGACCTGGACCAGGGGCAGCTCCCGGGGCGGCGACTGCTCCCGGAGCGCCCGGTCCAGCTCGGCCATGGCCCCGGGGTCGGCCGAGGCGACCAGGTGCACGAAGACGTCCACGGGCCGGCCCGACTCAGTCGTGCCGAGCCAGTGGCGGCAGGGCACGCCGTTGAGGCGGGTGACGACGTCGGTCGGGGTGATGGTCAGCTTCATGTCAGCCCTCTGTGAAAAGGTCGGGTTGGTTGACGAGCAGGACCTCGGGCGCCTCGGTCCGGCCCTTCTTGCCGCGCTGCCCGGCGTTGGCCATGCTCTTGGAGACCGGGCACTCGATGCGGGCCCAGCCGGGGTACAGCTCCCCCAGCTCGGGCGCCTCGTAGTAGCTCAGCACGACGCGGGCCCGCCGGAACCGCCGCAGCTCGGCGGCCAGCCGGGCGTGGTCGGGCGCGGCGAAGTCGTGGACGTAGCGCGTGCTCTTGACGAAGTAGGGCGGGTCGGCGTAGACGACGGTCCCCGGCGCGTCGTCGATCCGGGGCAGGAGCTTGAAGGCGTCCGACGGCCCGAGGATGGTCACGTGCCGCAGCCGGCGGTGCCAGTCGGGGATTGACTCGACGACGCTGCGCCAGCGGCGGGCGCCGTCGCCGCCGGTCGCCGAGTAGCGCACGCAGAAGGTCCCGGTCTTGCCGATCGGGGTCCCGGCCGTGCCGTTGCGGGCGAACCACGAGAAGCGCAGGTAGTGGTAAGCGCGCTCGGGGTCGGGCTCAGGCCCGGGCTCCCAGGCCTCCAGCAGCCGCTCGCGCGACTCGGCCGAGAAGGCCTCGACGAACAGGGTGCGCTCGGCCCGGGCGTAGAGGGCCAGGGCGAGGTCCTCTTGCTGCAGCACGCGGGCCAGGTTGACCAGGTCGCCGTGCAGGTCGTTGGCGAACTCCCAGGTGCACGGCTCCTTGGCCAACAGCACGGCCAGCGAGCCGCAGAAGGGCTCCCAGTAGCAGCGGTGCGGCCCCAGGGCCTCGACGATCACGGGCGCCAGGGTCCGCTTGCCGCCGAACCAGGGCGCGATGGCTCCGATCTTCATGGCTGCTCACCCCCCCCTGCCAGCTCGACGGTCGTACCCGCGCCGGCGTACCACTCGCTAAAGGTCTGCAGCGCCTCGGCCAGCTCGGCGTCGGTGACCGCCTCGCGCCGGCGGCGGCAGCGGGACAGGAAGTCCTCGATCAGGCGGAAGAGCTGCTCCCGCTGGTTGCACGTCATGCCCACGGCGGTCCTCCTTTCACTGCTGGAGAAGTTCCAGGGCCTCCAGGGCGCGGCGCACGCCGGCCGGCCCGCCGAGGCGCAGGCCGGCCTCCTTGAGCAGGCGCAGGCCCTCGATAAAGCGGTCCACGTCGCAGGCCGCGGCCGGCGGTGCGGGCGCCCGTTCCTCGCGCGGAGGGGGGGGTGACGGGCGGGCCGAGGCGCCGCGGGGCGCCGGCCCGGGCCGGCGGGGCGGGTAGCCCAGGGCCTCGCGGGCGCGCTTGATCGCCGACGGGCTCGGCAGGGGGTCCAGGCCCTGGGCCCGGGCGTGCCCCAGGACCCGGGCGTCGGCGGCGTCCGGGCCCAGCTCCTTCACGAGGGCGCGCAGCTTCTCCGCGCGGCGGAACTTGTTGTCCGCGGGCGGCGCTCCCGCGGGCGGGGCCGGGGCCGGCGGGCCTTCGGCGGCGGCGTGCTCGCCGTTCTTGGTGTGCAGTGCCATGTGGCGCTCCTTGATGAGTCTGAGGCGTTCTTCACGGTCCATCTCCGCTTCACCCCCCCCCTGCCCGTTCCACGTCGATCGACAGGTAGCCCTCGAGCTGGGCACGCAAGTCCCCGGCCCGGGCCTCGGCCGCGGCGAGGGTGCCGCGCTCCTCGATGACGAGCCGGTCGCCGCCGGGCCGGGTGCCGACGATCAGCCAGGGCCGGCCGGCCTTGTCGCCCGCGGTCAGCACGGCGCGCCCTCCCAGGCCAGTTCCGCCCGGGCCGCCTCGACGGCCGCCAGGATCTGCCGGGCGACCGGGCCCGGCGGCGTGGCGAAGGGCCGCGCGCCCGAGGCGTAGTCGAAGGCCTCGCCGGCAGACAGGTAGCCCTTGGACCGCAGCAGGCGCTCGGCGCCCTTGGGGAGCTTCAGCTCGGCGAGGGGGACGTTCCGCCAGGCCTCGCCGGCGGGTGCGGACGCCTGTTCCTCGGCGGCGTCCTGCCGGGCGACGACGTCGAGGATCTCGCCGGGGGTCAGGTCCCGGGCGGCCCGGCCGTTCTTGTGGGGCCTGGCCTTGCCGTTCTGTTTCGCCGCCTGCTCGGCCTGGACCTGCTTTTCGACGGCGGACCAGTCCACGCCCAGCGCCTTGAAGAAGGCGTTGCGGTCCTTGCGGAGCCGCTCGCCTGCGTAGCCGGCCGCGGCGTCCTGCACGCGGCGGGCGGCGACCAGCTCGGCCCAGAGCCCGAACAGCCCCCGGGCGTCGAGCGATTCGACCAGGCCGCCGAGGCCCTCCTGTCGCCGCGGGTGGCGGCCCGAGGTTTCGCCGCGGGATCGCAGCACGGCCGTCTGGACGACGGACCAGCACTCCCCGGCGTGGCCGGCGACGAGCAGGCGCAGGAGGCCGGTCAGGCGGTGGTCGAAGCCGGCCAGGGCGCCGAAGGCCTCCTCGGCCGCGGCGACGGCCAGGGCCTGGCAGCGGCGGCCGACCTCGGCGGCGAGCCGCTGCCGGGCCCGCTCCCGGGCCTGCTGCTGCCGGTACCGGCGGTCCGAGGCGCTGTCCTGTTCGGAACGGTCCTTGACGCCGTGGTGCTCCTTGAGGGCCTTCGCCGCGGCCTTCGCGGGGGCCAGGTGGTGCAGCGTGCCCTTCTCGTCGTAGGCGAGCACGACCTGGTCGGCGACGTGCTTGCCCACGAGCTTGCGGTAGGTGGCGCCCCGCCGCTTATGGCCGTAGGGCAGCTCGTGGCAGGGGGCGTCGAGGTCCACGTAGCCCGAGCCCGCGGCCAGCCGGCCGGGGCTGTACTTGTCGAAGAGCTTGCGCGCCTCGGCGGCCTCCAGGACCGTCTTGCCCTCGGCCCGGGCCGCGGCCGCCAGCCGGTCGCGGTGCGCCTGCTCCTTGGCCCGGAAGCACTCGGGGTCGAAGCACACGTCGGCCCGCGTGTCGGGGAACTCCTCGCGGTTGTTGCCGGCGCGCTTGGGGCAGTCCTCGCAGCTGCCGGCGCCCTCCACCAGGTCGAGGGCCTTGCGGCTGAAGGACGCCTGCTTGAGTTCGACCTGGCACTCGCGGGCGATCCAGTCCTTGACCTGGCGGTAGCTGGGCAGCAGCTTGACCACCTCGCCGCGCTCCCAGCGCTCGTAAGGTTCCAGGGCGTACTCCGCCACCTTCTCGCGCAGGGCCGGCGACGGCCGCGAGCCGATCAGCTCGGCGACGCTGGCGGACAGCTCGCCAGCCTCCAGGGCCTTGCGGGCGGCCTCGGGCAGCTGCCGCAGGCGCAGCAGGCCGCGCACGGTCGAGACCGCCTTGCCGACCTTGGCGGCGACCTCCTCCAGCGTCAGGCCGTGCTCGTCCACCAGGCGGCCGTAGCCCTCGGCCTTCTCCAGGGGGGTGACGTCCTCGCGCTGCTCGTTCTCGGTGACCGCCAGCTCGAGCAGTTCGCGGTCGGTCAGCTCGCGCACGAAGGCGGGGATCATCCGCAGCCCGGCCAGGCACGCGGCCCGGTAGCGGCGCTCGCCGGCGGCGACCTCCCAGGCCGGGGCGGGCGCCTCGCCGCCGGCGTCCGGGTCGGGCTGGCCCTCGGGCCAGGGGCGGACCAGGATCGGCTGCAGCACGCCCTG